ATCGGCACCAAGATCTCCGATACGCAGATCAAGTACTGGCTGTCTTGAGGTCGTCGAGCCAAACGCCGCACACGTCGCTCCAAGTCTTGAACTTCATCTCCAACGCCCTGGCTTGCATCGTGAGATAGTTCTCCATCACCGCATCCATCGCGTCGGCCACGTGATTCGGGTCGAAGGACGGTGCACTCAGGCCCAGAGGCATGCCTGCCGCCTGGTAGACAAGCGGTCCCGGACGAATATACTGCGTGACTGTGGTTGGAAGGAAGGAACGATACGACCCCACATCCGTGACAATCTGGGGGGCACCCGTATACAGATGCTCGAGCTGACACAGTCCGAAGCCCTCGCCGTCTGACGTGTTGATGCCAACATCGGACATATTGTAAATCTGGTTGATGCCCTCGTCGCTCAGCGTGTTGGGCGGGGCCGTGTCCACAATCGCCATACGCTTGGCATACACATTCGGTTCCAGACCCGCACGGACGATCTGGTCGTGGAAGATACGCTGAATATCGTAGTGAGCACCCTTCTGCGGGTCAACCGTTGTCACCATGAGAAGCCAGAGCGGCTTATCCGGATGACGACGCAGCAGCTCCACGAATCCCATGATGGTCAGATCCTGACGCTTCCGCTGGCTGTTGCGATTGGCATTGAGGAAGACAATTGCCTCTGCCGGAAGACCCACATTCTTGCGGAGAGCGGCACGTGTTGCCAGCGGCAGACGAGAGAAGATGGTCGAATCGATTGCATGCTCCATCACGCCCGGAAGGGGAATGTCTGTGCCATACTCTGTATACAGCTTCGCCCACGTATCCGTGAAGCAATAGACCTTGTCGGCCGCCTTGTTCAGCTCAGCCATCAGCGGTGGAGCGATGCCGGTGTACACCTGATCCACGTACAACCACAGCTTGTACGGCGTCTCACCCTTCTTGTACTTCATGGACTGGATGAACCGAGCGATGATCATCGGATCATTGTAAATCATCACCACGTCCGGTCCGACCATCTCCAAGTACTCGTGAATCTTGTTGAACCCAAATCCCTCCTCCTTCGGGTCCTCGTTGGCGGCTGCATCGTAGGCCACAATGCCCTCGGGAACCTTGCGGATGTTCTTCCGCTCGGGATGGCGCTGAAATCCAAAGTGGAACGTCTTGACCTTCGGGGCAAGTGTGGCAGCCTGGGCCAGAAGATTGGAGACGACCTTTGAGTACCCGGTGGTCTGATCAACGTGAGTGCTAACGAGAACGAACCTCATTTGAGTGTATTCTCTCGGATGTGTATAAATAGAATGCAGGTCAACTCTGCCCAGGATTATCTGTCCTACCAGAAGCGTCGCATCATTTCCGCTACGTTTACGCAAGACCCTCCTCCTGCTCACCGGAGGTACAATTACGTCGCCACAGCTGTGTTTGGAAACAAGGCGGCTGTATACAATCGCTTCGTTGCACCGGCTACGCTTGCTCCCGGCACAGTTCCGGGTGGTAAGACGATCACATCCACATGCTGTCTGGCTACCGGGGGTTCTTTGGTCTAAACAATCGTATAGATAAGATACAATGCCGGGCGGTTTAATGCAGTTGACCCAGGTGGGGGCCCAGAACCAACTGATTAATGGTAACCCCTCTATGACCCATTTCAGAGCCGTGTATCGCCGGTATACGAACTTTGCTATGGAATCCGTTCGTATGGACTTTTCCTCGGCACACCTGGACTTTGGGACAACGTCCAAGCGAACACTGAGTTGTCGCATCGATCGGTATGCACAGTTGCTCCACGACACGTACCTGTTTGTGACTCTCCCTGACATCTGGTCGCCGATGGTCGCAGTGTCAACGTCCCCAGATGGCTATGACCCCGGATGCTCCGCGGTTGGCTATGAGTTTCAGTGGATCAAGAACATTGGGTACAACATGATTGACCACGTGGACCTGGTCGCGAACAACGTGGTCATTCAGAGCCTGACCGGCGAGTGGTTGAAGATGTACTCCTACATGACCCACGATTCTGCCAAGCGCAAAGTCGTGGACCAGATGGTGGGCAATGTGCCTGACATCTATGACCCTGCGAATGCGTATGACCGGGTCAACCAATACCCCAATGCTGTCACACCGGCTGCACTTCCCACAACCATGCCATTCACAACCATTCCCGAGCCGTCCATTCGCTCTCGTCAGCTCGTGATTCCTCTTCACTTCTGGTTTGCGGAGAACCCGGGTATGGCTCTGCCGCTGGTCTCGATGCAGAACTCAGAGACGTACATCAATGTAACTTTGCGTCCTCTGAATCAGCTGTATACCGTGATTGATGTGGCCCCCACGAGTCCAACCTATGGACAGCGTATCCAGCCCACGGGCTCGTATCCTATTGGACTGTTTCTGACTCCGCCAACCGTGACAGGTAGCTCGTCGTCCGCGTCAATCGTCACCTTTTTTGCAAATCCGTATCTGGAAGGCAACTTCATTTACCTGACGGACATGGAGATGAACCAGCTTGCTACTGCCGACCAGACATTTCTTCTCAAACAGGTGACCCATGTTCTTAAAGAGGGTCAGTATGGTGCGAATACCGACCTGGAAATTCCCATGTTCAATATGGTGACACGCATCGTCTTCGTTGCCCAGCGGTCAGACAAGTTGACGACAAACGACTGGGACAACTACACGAATTGGTCCAGTTCGAACCGCGCTCCGTTCTCGGGTATAACCCAGAGCAAGGGTGATATCCTGTATTCATCTGGACAGTATCAGGTGACCTCGGTGTCTCCACGCGATGCCATTGTCGACGGCCAGCTTCTGTTTGATGGCAATGAACGGTTCAAGACGAAACCAAAGGCCTATTTCTCGCTTCTCCAACAGTACAAGCATACGACAGGTGAGCAACCGTCTACGCTCCCCGGTGTGTACATGTACTCGTTTGCCCTCAACAATGACCAGTATCAACCCAGCGGTGCAGTGAACGGCTCCAAGATTAACAAGGTTGTGCTTCGTATTTCTTTGCAGCAGCCCTTACCGGTCAGCGTGGCATCTGCGGCACAGGGCGTAGTCTGCGTTCTGAAATCAACTGCACTCAGTCAGAACCCAGTGATCATTCCACCGGGTGATCTTCTTCCCCAGGCCGATGGCAGTTATCTGTACACCCCCGACCAAGTCATTTCGATTGTTCCCTCGGTTGCGAATAACAACATCATCTTTTTGTACACGTATACCGTCGGTGTGTATGTTGAGTCCATCAATTACCTGCGTATCGTAAGCGGTCTTGCAAATCTCGTATTTGCTACTTAACAATGGGTGAGGTCAAGTTGACGAAGGCCGAGTACATTGTCGGCACGCAGACGCTCGATGTCATGGATCTCCTCAACAAAATCAAAGCTGAAAATTACGGGGCAATTGAACTCCCGATGGCCAAGCTGGATGAAGACCTCCGGAAAGACCATCGCATTACAACGCCCGCGGATGCGGAAGCCCTGCGATTGACTCCACCTCGGCTGGTTGTAGACTATACGGATGAAAAGGGCATTCCCCACCACATTGAAAAGGTTGGGGCTGCTCAGGCTGCACCGATTCCTCCCGCAAAGGAGAAATTCGAAAACGACGATGGAGTTGCCATTGGTAAGCGGTCAGTGCTTGGCCGCCTGATTCAGACTCCATCTGAGATCTTCAAGGACATGGGAATGTTCGCAGCAAGGGGTTCCTTTCTCTTTGGATTCGCACTCTTCTGGACGGTCATGGTTATCTGGACATATACGCAGTGGACGTACATTGGCATTGAACTCACGCCGTTGAAAGGAGCTGCGGGAGATCCGACCAAGTACACCACGGAGAACCTTGGCATCTTCGCCAAGTATGTCGTTGGTCTGACTGCACTGGTTATGGGCGCCCTTGCTGCACTCTGTGAATATTCGAAGATCAATGCGACGATTGCCAAGTATGTTGGAGGTGTGCCTGTATACGGATGGCTGATGCGTGCGATCATGACAATCACAAGTGGGTTCGCACCGATTGCGGGCCTCTTTCTTCAGTTGATGATCTGGTTCACAGTGGTTCGGCCGATTGAAGCATTGAAGAAGAACCCTAGCCCGAACAGTTTGGAGATACCAGGCGTGGGCAAACTCGCTGGTATAATGTAAAGATGCTGATTCAACTTCCCTGGTTGGTCGCGGGTCTGTTAAGTGGATTCGTGATAGGAACCGTCTTTATTCCACCGACACGCAGGTCGGTGAGTCTCCCAAAACCCGGTGATCGCAGTGTGTTTCACACAGAGACAGGATGTGTTCGATTCGAAGCGACCGAGGTTCCATGCACTGCGGAACCCGACTCACTGAATCTCCTCGCATCTCAGAAGTAATGAAGGTGCCGATCACCAACGTGCTTCATCGTGGAGCACCCTTCTTTTCCTTCATCATTGGACTGGGGTTGGCCGTGCTGCTATTCCACCGCAGTTTCGGAGTCATCAAGACGCTTGCCATACCGGTCAGTGAGGCCACAAACAAAACCGTCAAGGTGGATGGAAAGTGCTACCGATACCGCGTGGAAGACGCGGAATGTGAAATCCCGTCTAGTTCATAAACAATGGAAGGGTCTACGTCGTTAGATGCTCTCCTCCCGAGTCCCCAGGGTCCGCAGTCGGCTCCCCCCGTGTATCCCGAGGCAAGTGGACCAGGTCCTAGCACCACTGGGTTCGCTCCGTCGTTCAAGCCGAGCCTCCCGGCCATGACCTTCATGTTTCGCAACCTCCAGCTGTATGTCGCCTTCTTTGTGTCGACGTTTGTATTGTCCCTGGCTACGCCCCGTAACCTGCTGCTTCAGTATATCCCGTCGGCCTATACGTCGAATGGCGTGGTCAGCTATCAGGGTGCTGCGGTGATTGGCGGTGCGTCGGTGGTCCTCGCTCACTTTGTGAATGTCGTGATCACAAGCTTTCTCGGATAGTGTGGGAACAACACAATGCAGTGTCCGCCGGCGTGGGTCTATCCCCGTATTCTGCTCGGGGCTGGACATCAACTAACTCCTCTCTTTACTGCGAAACATAACATTACCCACGTGGTCAATTGTGCATTTGCCGATGATTGTCCAGAGTGGTGGAGAAAGAGACACGCCGGTCACTATGCCCAGCTGAATGCGGTCGATTCGATGGCGGTGCGAATTCTTGATTGGTATCCCGAGTTTGAAACATGGATGCGATTGTTCTTACGGTCGACGAATGGAACGGTCTTTGTTCACTGCAAGGCAGGTGTCAACCGGTCGGCGTTTTTGGTCTTGACGTTTGTGTGCAAGAACTTCGGCATTGATTTCCGAACGTTGCTGTCG